GGTCGTCCCGTCGCGCGCGGTTTTCCTAGCGGAACTATTGAGAACCGATTAACCAGGACGCGCCGCGCATCGATATGAGATCCCCTACCCCAGCTCGGGGGTTAACCAGATCGGTAGCCTTAACTTAATGGTTAACCCTGAGGTTAAGTGCTGGTCAGCTTTGCGGAGTTTGCCCGCATCAAGGAAGTCTCAAAGCCTGCAGTAACTGGCGCTATCAAGAATCGAATCGCAGACGCAGTTGTCATGCGCAACGGCCGGCGCATGCTCGACCGTGAAAAAGCCCTAGAGCTCTGGGACCGAAACACCACGCGCAACGGATCGGAGAAGGTTTCCGAAGAGGCCAAGCAGCGTGATCGCCGCCCATTGGAGCTGAGCGCCGACCCGCCGCCACCCGCTCAGGCGCCTGCCGCTACCGGCGAGCAGCTCAAAACCCTGATCATGGGCCTGCCTGAGGATCAGATCCCTGGCCTTGACGTGAGCCGGGAGCGGAAGGAGCACTACAACGCCGAGATTGCCCGGCTCCAGGCCCTGAAGGAGCGCGAGGAACTGGTGCCCACCGCCGACGTGAAACGGATGGCCAGCACGCTGGGCCGGCAGATCCGCGACAACATCCTCTCGATCCCGAACCGCGTGGCCCCGCTGCTGGCCGCAGCCCAGGACAGCGGCGAGGTGCACCGGCTGCTGAGCGAGGAACTTCGCACGGCCTTACGGGTGCTGGCCGATGGCTGACGGCGCACTGCTGTATCGGGATGCCCTGCTGGCGGCGCTGGCCCCGCCGTCTGCCACGACGGTGAGCGAGTGGGCTGATCAGCACCGAATCCTGAGCGGCAAGGGCGCCGCCGAGAAAGGCCCCTGGCGAACCGAGCGCACGCCGTACCTGCGCGAGCCCATGGACTGCCTGAGCCCCAGCAGCGCGACCCGGCGGGTGGTGTTGATGTTTGGCAGCCAGATGGGTAAGACGGAGGTGATCCTGAACTGGCTGGGATCGATCATCGATCTATGGCCAGGCCCCACCCTGCTGGTTCAGCCGACGCTGGACATGGCCAAGCGCCTCAACCGCCAACGGCTGGATCCGCTGCTGCGGGAGACCCCGCAACTGGCGGAGAAGATCGCCCCGGCCCGGTCCAGGGATTCGGGGAACACCATGTTCCTGAAGGAGTTTGACGGCGGACTGTTCGTGCTCACCGGCGCCAACAGCGGCAGTGGCCTGCAGTCCATGCCGGCGGCCTACCTGGCGGCTGATGAGGTGAGCTCCTATCCGATGGAGGCGGACGACAAGGGCGACCCGCTGGAAAACGCAGAAGCCCGCACGTCCACGTTTCCGATGGGCAAGGTGCTGATCACCAGCACCCCGGGCAGCCGCGGCGCCTGCCGGATCACCCAAGAGTTTGAGACGCGATCCGATCGCCGGTACTACCACGCATGGATGCCCTGCTGCGGCGCCAACGAGGTGATCCGCTGGCGAGAGCACATGGTCTGGGATCGGCCTGATGGTGAGGTGTTCTGCCAGTGCCCGGCCTGCGGCGAACGGGTGGCCCAGTACCACAAGCAGCAGATGCTGAGCAAAGCGATCTGGACGCCCACCGCCAAGGGCGACGGCATGACGGCAGGGTTTCACCTGCCCGGCTGGTATGCGCCTCTGGGCTGGACCAGCTGGGAGCAGATCCGCGATGAGTTCCTGCGCGCCAAAGCGGACCCGCTCCTGCTCAAAGGGTGGGTGAACAAGCGCGCCGCCGAGGCCTGGGAGGATGAAAGCCTGGCCAAGGTCTCAGCCGATGGCCTGATGGCCAGAGTCGGCGGCTACGACCACGGCACCTGCCCGGCTGGCGTGCTGGCGGTGGTGATGGCCGTGGACGTGCAGGATTCCTGGCTGGAGGTGTCCGTTTGGGGCTACGGCAAGGGCGAGGAGGCCTGGCGGATCTGGCACCAGAAGATCGACGGCGACCCCAGCATGGATGAGCCGTGGGAGCAGGTGACCACCATCCGCGAGATCGACTGGCCGCGGCAGGGCGGCGGCACGATGCGGGCCACACTCTGCGCGGTGGACACCGGCGGCCACCGCACCAACGAGGGCTACGAATACTGCCGGCAGCATGCCCGCGAAGGTGTGGTTGCGATCAAGGGCAGCAGCAACCGCGGCGCGCCAGTGCTGGGCAAGCCCTCGAAACAGGACGTGACGTTCCGCGGCAAGACCGTGAAGAACGGCGTGGCGCTGTACCTGGTGGGCACGCACGGCCTGAAGCGCACGATCTACAGCCGCCTGAAGGTTGAGGAACCGGGCCCCGGCTGCATCCACTTCGACAACGCCACAACAGAGGACTACCTGCAGGGCCTCACGTGTGAACGGCTGCAGCCGCGCTACGTAAAAGGGTTTCAAGTCTTGGAATGGGTTAAGCCCAGCGGCGCCCGCAACGAACCGCTCGACCTGAAGGTGTACTGCCTAGCGATGCTGGAGCTGCTCAAGCGGAAGTACAACCGCGCCACGATGTGGGAGCAGCTGGAGGCACAACTCACCACCCCCGCCACCCCCACCCAAGTCGAACGCCGCAAAGGCTCCTGGCTCAGTCGCTGATCCGTAGCCTGACCTAGGAGGTGTCGCCGATGGCATTCACGCAGCAGCAGTACGACGACCTGGTAGCTGCGATTGCCGAGGGCGTTACCAGCGTCAGCAGCAACGGCCGGCAGGTGAGCTACCGGAACCTGACCGACATGATGAAACTCAAGGCCACCATGGAGGAGGATCTTGGCATCGCCGGCGCTGGCCGCCGCCGGCACTACGCCAGCTTCAAGAGGGACTGATGGCCAAGCGACCCACCCGCGCTCAGCTGGAGCTGGCGCTGAAGTCCGCGCAGAAAGAGCTGGCGGTCACCCATTTGCGGGCGTTTGAGTCGGCAAAGGAGAGCCGCAGAACGGAGAACTGGTACACCCGCAACGGCGGACCCAATGCCGACATCCGCACCGCCTGGCGGCTGCTGACGCGGCGGCATCAGGATCTGGTGGATTCCAACCCTTGGGCCAATCGTGCGGTTCGGGTGATCGTCAACAACTGGGTGGGGGATGGCATCATCGGCAGCCCGCAGGGTGGCAGCCGGCGGTATGAGCAGGCCTGGAACGACTGGGCGGACACGATTGAGTGCGACTACGCCGGGAAACTGAACTGGTACGGCCTGCAGTCGCTGATCGCGAGAACGACCGCCGTGCGCGGCAGCTGCCTGATCCGGCGGCGGATGGATGAGCGGCTGGCCGATCAGGGGCTAGTGGGCCTGCGGCTGCAGGTGATGGAGCCCGACATGCTGGATTTCAGCCGGGACGACGGCAGCCGGATCAAGTTCGGCCAGCAGTACGACCGCGACGGCCGGCTGGAGGGCTACTGGATCCGGCAGACCCACCCGGGCGAGACCGAATGGAACGGGGTGAAGATCCAGAGCGACTTCGTGCCTGCGTCGGAGATCATCCACACGTATGAGGTGAACCGGGCCGGCCAGGCGATCGGCGTGCCGTTCGGTTCAGCGGTGTTGTTGCACCTGCGGGATATTGACGACATCGCTCAGGCGATGCTGCTGAAAACGAAGATCGCGGCCTGTTTCACGGCGTTTGTCTATTCCAACGAGCCCAGTGACCTGGCCAGCACCACAGCGCTCACCGAGACACTGGAGCCGGGCGCGATCGAGATCCTGCCCGATGGCAAGCAGATCACCTTCGCCAATCCGCCCCAGTCGCCGGATTACGTGAGCCACCAGAAGCACCACCTTCACGCGGTGGCGGCGGGCTACGGCATCACCTTCGAAGCCCTGACCGGCATCCTGTCGGACGTGAACTTCAGCAGCGCCCGCATGGGGTGGCTGGAGTTCTACCGCAACGTGGCGGCCTGGCGCTGGAACGTCACCATCCCCCAGGTGCTCGACCCTGTGCATCGGTGGTTCAACGAGGCCGCCCGGCTGTCCCAGGTCCGTGGCCCGCGCCGCATGATCTGGACCCCGCCCCGCCGGGAGTTGGTGGACCCGGCCAAGGAGATCACAGCGCTGATTGAGGGCGTGAAGGCTGGGTTTATGAGCCTG